CGGTCCAATAGCTAGTGGCGTCGAGTTGCGTCTTTTCTTTATAGACGCCGACCTTGAAATTCAGTTCAGTAAGTTTTTGGTCTTGCAGCGATGCTGACATGGTTACTCGATGACACGGATGCCAAGACTGTTGATGGTGCTGACGAGAGCGGACACAGCGGCAAGCTGCGTGTTGATAACTGAGACGGACGCCGAGACCGCCGCGATACGCGCATCAAGCGACGAGGTCAAAGCGGAGACAGCATTGACTTGGACTTGGAGGCTGGAGACCGCAGCAGATACTGTATTGACTTGGACCTGAAGTGCGGACACGGAAGCGGAGACTGCGGCGATGCGGGCATCGAAAGCGCCGATAAGGCCGTAGCAAGTGGTGGAGGTGCAGACGATGAGTTCGTTGCCGGAAGTGGGGAGGGTGGCGCCCGTGCCTGCGTTCTTGACGATGATGTCGAAGGCGCCCGACGTGCCCCTGATGATGGCGTAGGTTTTGGGTTCGGAAGGCACAATGATGTTGGCGTTGCCGGTCAGGGTGCCCTGAACGAGAAGGATCGCGGAGCGGGCTTGGTCGGTCGCAGCATTGGCAGTCGAGAGGGTGGTGTCGCCACTAGACACGCTGACGGTAGCGACGCCCGCGATAGCCGCTGCGATGAGTTGGAGGTTGTTGTTGGTCTTGGTGCCCCAAGTGGTGGCGTTCTCGCCAGTAGCCTGAAGCTCAAGCCTTAAGAGTGGATCGTATGTAGAGGGCATTACTTGCGCTCCTGAAGGATTCGTGTTACTTTGTCGTCGATCCGATTAAGGACCGTTGTGAGTTTGTTTTCGAGTTCGCTGACTACCTCGCGGGTAGCAAAGTCCTTGTTCACTTGGGCTACGTGCTTGTGGTGTTCGTCGTGGATTTTTTCGATCTTCTGGTTCACGGCGACAAGCTCCCGATGAATGTAAGCCGCGTACGCAATAGCGAGAGGCCAAATGAATTTGGAGATGAAGTCGAACAACATTTGCATATCCATGATGGGCCTCACGACGGCACGCTTTGAGAGGGAGTCCACACCACGCCTGTAACGATGATTTGGTCGCCCGTCTCAGTGAGTAGGTAGCCACCAGCTTCGGTGGTAAGGTACACAGTAAGGTCTTGTTGCGCGCGCCCATCGGGTACTGGAAGAAGTTCGCGGCGAGGCTTCGCTGAATAGTTTTGCGGGTGGTTCTTTAAGTCGAAACGCCCATCAAAGCAAGTGTGGCAGACGACAAAGTTAGTGGTTTCTTTGCGGAGTTGCTTGCGTTTGTAGTTGAAGCCGCAGCGGTCACAGACCGACCACATCCGCCACACGGACATTAGGGCTGCCCTGCCAACGTGTTCTCAGGCGAGCCGAGATTGCGATTAGAAGTGTCGGAGCGCCGTGCCCGCGTGTACTCGATATTCAGGACCGCCAGTTCCTCGTCGGCAATGCCCTTCCAAATGGTGACGGCATTGGCGTTCTTGGTCCAGGCATTGGCGTACATCATAGCTGCCGCAAAGAAGGCCGAGTCCGCACGCTCCGAGAAGTAGTTCGTGGGGAAGGCAGAACTCAGGATGGTGACTTGCGGTATGTACTCGATGAGGGCCGAAGCATTGGAGGGCGGCGTCGGCGCCAAGAAGATAGTGGCGTTGTCCTTGGGCGCATAGTATTTGGTGGGCGCGCACGAAGTGTAGTCAGGCCAATAGGCGGTGAGGAATTCGTTGTTCTGCTCTATGAGAGTGGACCAGCCGCCCGTCGCGCACACCTGAATGGACTTCAGCACGAGGAGGTCAGCAGGCAAGGAGAGGGTGCGGGTGGAGGCGCTGACCGAGACGGTCGTGAAGCGGAAGGTGTTGATGGGATCGAGGCGCCGCTGGAGGTAGCCTTGGGCGCGTTCGATGATGGACGGCAACGCGGAGACGAACTCGGCAGAGTCCTCTTCCATGTTGGCTTGGATGTCGGCGACAAGAGTGCTATAAGTGTAGCCCATTAGCGGCGTCCAATCTTAATGCGGATGTTGCCACGTTCACGGTCTTCGCGCATCGCATCGCGCACCAAGCGTTCGTATTCGGTCTTGATCATGACGAGGCGATTGGCGTCTGCACGGGTGCCGCGCCGCATGCCGATCCAGTGCGCTAGGCCGTAGGTGATCGCGGGCAGGAAGCGCCGGGGCACGTCGATGTTGTCGAAAGCGCGCAGCGTGTCTTCGGCGTTCTTTTGGATGGTGAGGACCACGTCGTAAGTTTGGTCGGGGAGTGGCCACACGTGCATAATGTTGGAGTCACGGCGCCGGTCCCACCAATAGCGAGTTGGGCGCCCGGTCACGGACTTGGTGGGGATTTCGGCCCAACGCTCGTAGCCGTCCCGGTCCAGCACCATTTCGGTGGAGGAGGTGCGAACAGTTGCGACTAGAACGTCCGATATGGAGGAGCCGAACGTCAGCGCCGACACCGAAGCCGAAACGGGAACCACGGTGGTTTCGATCTTGTGTAGGAGGACGTTGCGGTTCTGAAGGTCAGTGAGGAGGTAGTCGAGACCACGCCGCGCGCTAATGAGTTCTTCAGCGAGAAGCGGGCCACCGCCAACCATGGCAGCAGCATCCTGTAGTATGTCGTCGAAAGTGGGATCGAAGGAGGCTACGCCGCTGGTTGCCATTGGCGCGTCTCCTCAGACGACTCCGTAGATGGTGACGAGAGGACCGCCGCCCGCATACGAGGAACGCACATAGGGCACGTCGAAGATGACTTGGACGAGGGTCGTGGTAACAGCGGCAGTCACTTCAGCGAAGGCAATCCACGGACCTGTCTCGAAAGGCGCGGCTTCCAAGAAGATGGTAGGACCAGCGGCGGCGCTCTTTTGGACCCAGAAGCAACGCGCGGGCGAACCGTCAAAGCGGTAGTCGAGGTCGATGGGATCGCTCGTTGTGGCAGCGGATGTGCTGACTTGAAAGGGAATGACGCGAATAGTCTTAATGCCGGGCATGGCTTGCTCCTAAAGCAAGTGAGGCAGACCCCGCCCGAAGGAGGAGCCTGCCACAGCTTGTTAGCCGATCACAACGTGGACGATGACGGAACCAGCCGCCACAGTCGAAGTAGCAATAGACACGATGGCCTGGACCGTGGTATCCGCCGTCAGCACAATGCTATTGGTGGAGACCTGGGCGCCCGTGCCAGCGTAAGCGCGACGACCTGCGGTGTTTACGGACGTAGCCGCATACAGGGTAGCAGGGTTCGCTGACGTGCCGACGGTGATCTTGGTGTCAAGATTGTCGTAGGCAGTCGTGATGTCGAGAACGCACTCGTAGAAGTTGGAGCCAGCCGGAGCCACGAACAGGGGGATGGTAGTCGCACCCGCCGCCGTGCCCGTCTTGGCAGTATTCACGACAACCGAAAAGCGACCCGGAACGCGGGCGGTCGTCATGTCGACAACAGAGCCGGAAGCCGGTTCACGATTGTCGATGTTGACAGGGAAAGCAAAATTAGTCATCTGATTCTCCTTGAGAATGGAGGAAAGGGGACCGAAGTCCCCAATCCATTAGGTTGAACCAGAGGAGCCGTACCACTGACGCCAATCGGACCAGCCGAAGCTATAACGCTCGCGGGCCTTGTAGCGCATGTTGCCCGTCAGGAAGTCCACATCGTCCTTGGTGGCCAACGGCGCACGGATGAACATCTTGGTACCATTCGGCACATCAGTGCGAATGAACCAGGCGTTCGTGTCCGTGAAGCGATGGTTGACGGTGTAGCCCTTCGAGAACAGACCCATGTCCTTCATAGCGTTCGTGTCGTTGTCCGCTGTGCCGACGCGCAGGTCGGAGAACAGAATGCGGTGAGCAACGAACTGAAGCTGCGGAGGAATGTGCAGGCTCACAGCGCGGGCGCCGATCAGCAGGCCACGGTCATCCTTGGTCAACGAGATGTTGATAAGGGCCGCTTCAAGGGCAGTTTCGGACAGGTCCGAGCTAACCTTGTTGGACTGCGTGCCAGCCGCCAGCGTGGGGTGGTCAGTAGCGAAGAGAGGCTTGGCATCGCCGCCAGCATAAAGGGCGCTGGTGGAGAAGCCGTTGTTGAAGACGTTAGCGGCCTTCACCTGCTTGGCATTCGCCATAGCGCGGCCCATCGCATTCGCCTTCATCTTGCCCGTCGTGCCATAGAGGTTGTCCTCGATAGCTTCTTCGGTGATGGCGAAAGCCATGGCAACGGTTTCGTGGGTGTAGCGGCTCGTCCAAGCTTCGGAGGCGGTGTCAAAGAACACCTGATCGCCTTCGCTCTTGGTCGGGGCCGTACCGAAGCCCGTCATCAGCACTTCTTCTTCGAACGAACGATCCGAACGCTCAACGTCGAACAGCGGAGTGTGTTCGTTGTCGATGCTCTTATAGGCCGTACCGAAGATAGCGTTGAGGCCGGGAACAAGCTGCTTCGCAAATTGTGCGCGAGTCAAAATAG